CCGCAAGAGTTATCAATAGAATTACTCCAGAGGACGCAATGTCATTAGGTGTGGACGAACACGAAGCTCTCGGTATCTTTGCAGTCGATGATGGAAAGGCAAACTTAGCGCCTCCATCTGATAAGCGTATATACAGACGTATGCACAGTGTGGAGATTGCAAATGGTGAGCATATAGGGGTTGCCACGGAGTTTAAGCTGCCAGACCTGTTTGACGGCGTGACAGCTAAGAACTTACAACGTGCAAAGAGAGGTTGGAGAGGCAGAAAAGCAAGACGATCCGTATAAGGCAGATGTAAGAGCTGGCAAGTGGATTGGTAAGGCAGTCGAAAAGGAACTCAAGCTAGACATCGAGAAGCCTGGAGACAAAGCACGAGCCAAAGCAATTGCCAAGCAATGGGTCAGTTCTGGCAGTCTCAAGATAGAAAAAATAGCAGACACAAGAAGCGGTAGAGATGTGCCGTGCGTGATTGTAGGAGATTGGGTAAAATGGGACGAAGTTTAAGAACATGTGCGTTAGAAAATTGTAAAAATTTTTTCTCTTATGATCCGTGGAGGCAATCAAGAAAAAAATATTGCACGAAAAAATGCAAAGCTCAACATGAGTATGCAAACCTAACAGATGAGCAAAAAGAACGTAGGCGTGAGCAACAAGCGCAAAATAAACGTGATCGATGGGCTAATATGACAGATGAGGATAAAGACTTCGAGAATAGATATTATCGGCAAAGGTGGAGACTATTGCCTATTGAAGAACGTAGGCGCGTGATGAAAAGAAACGCTGAAAACCTAGATAAAGAACGTAAAAGAAGATACAGCAGGAAATGGAAAAATTTTAATTATAGAAATAACTTAGAATACAAGATAACGGGTTTGCTACGGTCAAGGTTAGCCAGCGCAATCAAGGGGACAGCCAAAAAGTCATCAGCTAAACAATTAATAGGCTGTTCAATACCAAAATTGCGTAAACATCTTGAAAGTCAATTCACTCAAGGCATGGCATGGGACAATCACGGCAATTGGCATATAGATCACATTAAGCCTTGTGCAGCATTCGACTTAACAAATGAGGACGAACAGCGCGAGTGCTTTCATTACTCAAACTTGCAACCTCTATGGGCAAAAGACAACTTTAGAAAGGGAGCAAGATGGGACGAAGTTTAGCATCTTCCACAGTTCCACAGTTGTTTTTCAATAAGTGTGGAAGAAGTGTGGAAGTGTGGAGAAAAAGGCCACGAATAGTTCCACCACAGTAGTTGTATATATATATACAACTGTGGTGGTAACTGTGGATTAGATGAAAGTGTGGTGAAATAACTGTGGAGAAATCGGTGATGAATAAGATGAATGTGCGGCCTCGTAGACCAAGGCGACAGAAGAAGGCTGATCGGATATTACATTCGGGGCAGACGAAAGATCAGATCGTTTGTGACTATGCAATCGCTCCGACTGATCAGAAGGCAAGAGAGATGGAGGAGAAGTGGGGAATTGATGTTCTGCCTGAGTTGGTGAGTGTCGAGACTGCTGTTAAGTTTGGATCAGCTATGGCAAAGATGAATGCCGCGATTGATGCAAACGATCCAGAAGAATGTAAGATTAGGGCGGAGGTTGTTCTAAGAGGTTGGGTTGCTATGGATGCTGAGGCAGAACGTAATGGCGCTCAGAGAGCTTCTGAGGATGTTTGGGAGTTCGACATAGATGATAAACCTTTTGCGATTATGAAAGACGGGCGGAGTTGGCAGAAGATTAAAAAAGATAGGCCAGATTTAGAGCTCCTGACAATTAGGGAAGTCATACTGGCTTACAGACTTCTTAGAGAGAATAAGCTAGGGTTGTTTGAGAAATCGGTAAAGGAAAGCTTTCCAGGCGCTGAAGTAGTTGACTTGCAGGGTAAATCCTTTGACGATCCAATTCCCTTTTGATATGTTGCAGTTGTTAGTGCAGTATTCATTTCCGTCTGTCACTAACTTACACTGCTCGACTGCTCGGCGCTTCAATGCATTACGTTGACGCCGAGCTTTTTTTTATCCATAGATTATTTATGTACACTTACATTATTGATCTTACTGAGGTTGACGAAGATGAGCTGCACGAAGAGACAGCAAATGTAATAATGTTTATTGTTGATCGTTTGCATAGTGGAGTTGATAAGAAACTTCTGGGTGTAGCTCTTAGCGAAGCAATGCGAGAGTTTATGCAGAACCCAGAGACTTTCGATGTCTTTCATTAACGCGCTACGACACATCGGCGCGAAGCAGCGCAGACGCACATGCGCGTAACATAAGCCAGAATTATGGGCAATATTAGTGTCGCTTTTGTACAAGTTCTGGGGCAGTTTTGGCTAAGTCATTGATTACATTGAATAATAAAATTAACATAATACGTATTATGCGAATTAGACGCTTCCAGACCCCCCCCAACTTTTTTAGGCAGGGGGCGTGTGTGTGTAGAAAAACGCAGACACGGCTGCCACCCCACCCCCCATGCCTATTGCCAAAACTGCCTATACGTCCTAAAATTTAAAAAAATCGGAGTAGACATGGCAGGAAAAGCATTAAAGCGTAAAATCCTCAAAGAAGTCGCTGATAAGGGCGGTTCGGATTATATCTATGAGATTATGGCGTCTGGCAAAACAATTACAGCCTGGGCTTCCGAGGACTTTGGTTGCAGTCGGTCCTACCTCAGTAGAGCTCTCAGAGAAAACCCTGAGTATGCGCGTGCGATGGATCGTGCATTACCAGAGGCCGCAGATGCATTAATGGAGAATGGTTTATCGAAAGTAGACGCATTGGGAGAGGCCAGCACGCAACAGCAGATCGCCGCAGTGCGTGAGCAGATCAATATGCGTAAGGCTTTGGCGGCTGGATGGAATAGAGATCGTTATGGATCGGGGCCAAAGACTGAAATTACTTTAAACTTGGGTGATTTGCATTTAGATGCTTTGCGTAAGATTAGCACTGAGCGAAAGAACATTGAGGTTGAGGATATGGCTCGGCATATGAAGGTAATTGAGCATGAGTGAGGAAGCCAATCCATTTGAGGAGTTTACGAGGAAGTATGCGTATGATCCTGTATTGTTCGTCAGGGAGGTTTTAGGTGCGGAGCCATTGGATTACCAGGCTGAGTTTTTGGAGGCTATTGCTGACAATGAGCGTAAAATCAGCATAAGGTCTGGGCATGGTACGGGTAAGTCAACTTCTGCATCGTGGGCGATGCTATGGTATTTGCTTATGCGGTTTCCTAATAAAGTAGTCGTGACAGCCCCAACATCTGGTCAGTTGTTTGACGCACTTTTTGCTGAGTTAAAACGGTGGATCGGAGAGCTTCCAAAGCCTGTTCAGGGTTTGTTGACGGTTAAATCTGATCGTGTTGAGCTAGCCGCCGCACCGTCTGAGATGTTTATATCAGCTCGTACAAGCCGTGCAGAGACCCCAGAGGCTTTGGCAGGGGTACACTCGGAAAATGTTCTTTTGGTTGTGGACGAGGCGTCTGGCGTGCCTGAGAAGGTATTTGAGGCTGCTGCTGGTTCTATGTCTGGTCATAACGCCACGACAATTCTTTTATCGAACCCTACGAGGTCAGTTGGCACGTTTTATGAGAGCCAGAATAGAATGTCCGACAGTTGGTGGACGAGGCGTTGGAGCTGCGTTGAGAGCCCATTGGTAAGCGATGAGTTTGTTGATGAGATGAGAGAGAGGTATGGCGAAGAGAGCAATGCTTTTCGTATTCGTGTATTAGGTGAGTTTCCATTAGCAGATGACGACACGATTATACCGTTTCACTTGGTAGATGCTGCGATGAACAGGCAGATTGATATTGACAAGGATCGAGCTCCTGTCTGGTCTCTTGATCCTGCGAGGTTTGGCACAGACCGCACGGCTTTTTGCAAGCGTGTGGGGTCTGTTGTGACTGAGATTAAGTCGTGGCGTGGGTTGGATTTAATGCAGACAGTTGGTCGTGTGATGGCAGAGTATGAGGCTTTGGCTCCTAGTTCTAGGCCGTCTGAGATACTTGTAGATAGTATTGGTATAGGTTCTGGGGTTGTTGATCGGATGAGGGAGTTGGGCGCTCCTGTTCGGGGTGTGAACGTGGCAGAGAGCCCTTCAATGGGTGGGACTTATAACAACCTCAGAACTGAGTTATGGTTTAAGACGAAGGCGTGGTTAGAGGATCGTTCGTGCAAGCTTCCTAATGATGATGCGTTATTGGCAGATTTAACGGGTATAAGGTATTCGTTTTCATCGTCTGGGAAGATGGCGGCTGAGAGCAAAGATCAGATGAGGCGCA